TGGCTTCATATTAATGCGGTTGATGCGTGTACCGCGCCTGAATGACTTCTTATTATTGCGTTTGCCCATTTTGTAACGTCGCATGACTTTCTCCTCTGTTTGTATCTAACGATACGCTTGACTGGTACGTTTGTCAACGACCAGTCGGCACAGTTAGGAACAAGTGTATGTACTGTGCCGCGCGATCAGTAAGAGATCGCGCCCGCTGCTCGCGGGAGTTTTGCGGATGCTCCAGGCATCCTTTTCTTGAGCCATCCCTGGCTCGCTTGGTCTACAATAATGAATTGCAATTTTTATACCAATTATATATTAAATATGTTACATTTTTTCATTGACATTTTAGTAACAATTTTGTATTATATTTATATGGAATGTATATTACATTCCTGTTACCTTAAGAGGGCTTAAACCATGATTGTTAAATTAGACGGTAAATATACTACTGATTTTTTAAAGGAATTCAGTGAATCTTATTTATCTAATTATACAGATTTTGAAGCTTTTACTATTAGATATGATATTACTGTAAGTGAAACTGAAGAAATTCTTACTATACTTTTTGGGACGATTAATTATGCTAACAATTGAAGAACTCGAGAAACGTATTGAACGTGATCAAGAGTTGTTTGAGCAGTTTACTGCTGAACGTGAGACCGTTCGCATTAGGCTTTATCGATATAGAAAGGCTGTTATAGCCTTGAATGATGCTGAAGAAGAGCTTAATTTTGATCCAAGTGACTAAAAAAAGGGGGGCAATGCCCCCCTTTTACTATGGCACCGGTTCTTTTACCGGTGGAGTCTCCACAGCTGGGTTATCAACTATTACATGCATTGGTTGTATGACTTGCTCTGGTTCCATCAAACCCCATGAGACTAGTTGATCTTTATTTTCAGGATTATGGATATAATCCATAAATTTTGCCGGATCATTATCGAAATGTTTTCTTATTTCTGATGGTACCAATGAGAATGATTCCTTTGCTTTTAATATTGCGTTCATTGATTCCTGAAAATCATTACCCGTGACATCATCATATGTAAATTGTTGTAGTTTTGCTACTTTTGATATTAGCTCAGTGCCATGCTTGGCTACTATGTTATTAATATCTACTTCCGTTTTATGACTTTGTTCTGTTTTTGTTTCTTCGAATACATGACCACCCTGGTCTATACCCAGTTGGTTACCTTCATTATCATATTTTCTAAACATTATTTTGCTCCAAATATTTTACGTTTTGCGTCATCTACGCCTTTTAGTTGAGGGAATTTTCGCTTTGCTTTATCTAACATTTGTAATTGTTGTTGTTTCGTCATTGGTTTTGTTTTATCTGGTAACTCTGATTCTAACCATTCCATTACGCGTTCTGTGGTTTGTCTGTCAATTTTGGATTTTTCTAGCATGCCTGCTATTGCTTGCATTAACATTTTTACAGGCTCTGCAATATCCGTTTTAGTTCCAACATATTCGGTTTCTTTCTCTACTTTTGCTTTCTGAGCTGAAGTAAGTTTTGCCTGTTCGTATAATAATTTTGCTTGTCCTAATTGAATTTTTCCTACATGACCCATTCCGGCCGAAACACCTTTTGCACTGGGCGTTGCCCTGGCTGATGGTATAGGCATACTACCTCCTGCTGGTGACTTGAATCCACCTGTTGCTGCTAATATTGGATTTAAACCTGCTGACTTTAATCCTTTCATCTGTAAGCCTGGTGAATCCTGTAATAACAATCGCTGCCTATCGTACTGTTCTTTAGACTTTGCTGTCGCAAATTCACTTTCTCTGCCAAACATATCAATATCATGTGCTTTCTGTAATTCAAACATATGTGCACTATGAGCTTGCGAGTCCTCCTGTAGCTCGCTTTCCATTCCGAAATTGATTAATCCGCCAGTTATATCTTTAATAAATCCACCGAATCCCATAACTTTACTCCTTAGAAATGATCAATCATGCCTGGGACACCAAATACTGGCATCGGTCTTGCACAAATTAGCTGATTATATGTGTCAACTATGAAATGTGGTTCTGACGGTACCTGTATACACCTGTCTAATACTGAAGTCGATAATCCATCTTCCTCAATAAATGACTGACTTAATGTCGGTAGTGTTCCAAAGTGTTGTGATAAATGCCATGCTTCAAGTGATGCTGTTGCAGCATTCTGGAATAATCCTGAGATCTGTGAAGGTTTGTATCTATACTCATCATAACGTGGAATATAACCAAATACTTCGTCGTCATTTGCTGATCCGTCGCAGTATATTTCTTTATTTAGAATTGCCTGTTCGCCGAGATGAGCTAATGAAGGCCAATATATATCATATCTAGTTGAATGTGAAAAGTGACGGTTAAGACCTTCCTGATAAGTTAAATCCATTCTTACAGACATAAGACCCATAACAATGCCGTGTTCATGGAATGATTTATTGAATCCGTGACCTTTTATAGTGAATGTTCCGTATCCTGATAGATCGCCTACACCTAATTGGCTTCCTGATGTTGTTGGCGCTTGCTGAACTACCGGTGAAATATTAATTGGTGAGCTACCGCCGCCAAGATATTCCGGTCTATAACTTGCATCATAGAACGATACTCCGAAGTGATTTCTTATAATTTCAGGGTAACGTGTTCCTCCTCTTGCATCACGCTCTAATAGCTTTTGTACCTGGAACGCTTCTCGAAGATCATTTATTGTTGCTGCTGTTGCAGTTGATAAGTTTGCATATAATTCCCTGCTTCTTGTCGTATCCGCCGCTGAATCTAACCACAAAGTTGCGCCACTTGAATCCAAATAATTTCCTTGTGCTGAGTCACCTAAATTTGGAGTATGTACTGATACTGCCTGTACTACTGTTTGATCTGATGTTACTGCTGCTTTTGTTCCTAATGGTAGTGTTACTGCATCACCTTTTTGAGGCCATGGTAATGCTGATGTGAAATAGTCGTGACGTTTTCCTCTTCTTTGTAATAAAACCTGATCATTCACATTTGTTGTGTCATCAGGTCCATCATCAGTCTGTAGAGTTGTAGAATCGATTAAATTTTGATCTCGGAACCATTCTGTGAATATTCTTGAATAGCATCTTGATGGTAATGCGCTTATAGCTACATCAGCCGGTGAAATACCATCAGGAACCCCTAGAAGATTTAGTAAATAGTTTCTCCTTCCTGCATTAGTAGACAAATCCGCGTCCGCGTCTGATACTGCTGTACCTGATAAAATAGGTATCTGATAGTCAATTGAATCACCTGGGTCTGTTTGTTCTCCACAAAATTTGCGCCAGTTATCCCAAATAATACGATTAGGCACAAAGAAGAAGTGGGTATCAACGTACAAATTATCCATAATCGGAAATAGTGGTGTTGCCATCCTGGCGAATATTGTTGACTGCATGTTGAAGGTGTCGCCTGGTAAGACGCTGTCCCAATAGTATGGAATTAGCCATCCGGCATCCATTGTAAACTTATGACCAAATGTTCGATTGAATTTTGATCGAGGTGCATCGATGTTTGGTGTTGTAGCAAAGTTGTGTTGCATTACTGATTGCATTTTAAACTCTCCGGTTTTTTTATAGTTTTATAATCGACGTGCCAATAGTCGAATATTATTACTCTTACATAGGTAAAGGGGGCATATAGCCCCCTGTACATAATCATCCTACTGCTTGAATTGATGTATCAGGTTTTATATCTGGTCTGACATCGTGTCCAGAGTATATTTTTGTGGGTTCACACGGTTCGATTTCTCCGTTGTGTGTGTTGAATTCTCCAATTTTGTACATAACGAAATCATCCTTATTTTTATTTCCTTCGATTGAATGGGTGAATGCTCTAATAGCACTCGCTGTATTAATTTCGACACGTGGATCATTGAATACTTCCGCTACTGTATCTTTTACTGAAATAATTACTTTTAACATTTTAGAGACTCCGTTTTAAAGGTTTAATTTTTGCCTGGGCTACATTATGACGAACTGCCAGACGCTCAGGCGTATTATCTGGCGATTCGTATCCTTTTTTAGCGCGTTCCGCTTTTACATCATTTATTTGATCTGGATCAAATTTTTCGATTACCTTATCATAGTATCGAGGTATTTTTCTGGGCTTTCCGTTGACATGCACATAATCTTTGGGGTAACAATCTCGGTGATAACGTGTAATCCAGTTGTGAGCAATGCCATTACCATTAGAACCACCACGAGACATATTGGTGTATTCTGGCAAGACCTGATGAATTTCTCCAGTAAAACTATTATATCTTTCATAAGGTTTTAAACCGGTTTCCGGATCTATCTGCTCTTGTGCTTTTCCAGTAACTTTTTTCATTATATAACGTGCTACATAGGCGGCTGATTCAAAATTAACATCGCCGACCTGTACGAAGCCATGTGTCCAGATTTTTTCTAATGTTGGAGACATGTAGAGGTCATGACCCGATGGAGTCGTTCCGTAGAACACCCGATCTGTAAAATCATGGCCGAATATAATAGCGTGATAATGAGGACGGTTATTTTTTTCTCCATATTCACCACACATATAGAATTTGATTTTTTTGGGTTTTAGATGCGCTCTTAATCGGCGCATAAATCTCTGAAAGTGTTTTTTTCTTAATCCACCATCCGGTGGTAAATTTTCAGGATTGTATGTGAGTGTTATGAAGCAGTTTTCCTGATGCAAGCTGGCTTCGTGTACACATCGCATTGCCCATTCCTGTGATCTCTGCATACGGCAGCCTATACACTGCCCGCAGGGGATTTGTTGATATTGAGTTCCGGGGCTGTCATAAAAGACTATTTGCCCGGTTGGTGTTCGCCAGGCATCCAGGGGTTTATAACATGGCATTACAGCCGTGTTCCGCCTCGCATAGGCCTTGGCTTCATATTAATGCGGTTGATGCGTGTACCGCGCCTGAATGACTTCTTATTATTGCGTTTGCCCATTTTGTAACGTCGCATGACTTTCTCCTCTGC